AACGAGTGTCATCTACGTTCTCATCTTCGCGCTGAAGACCAAAGATAACATCGGCATCTTGGTGGAAGGATGAGGAGTAACCAATAGAGTCTGCGCTTACTTGACCCTTCTTCATCTTCCATGCAAGAGCCTGAGTAGAGATAACAACAGGCTTGTTAATCTTCATGGCTAAGCGCTTAAGGTTACGAGTAATCTGCGTAATTGCCTGTGGAGTATTGGACTCACCAGTTACCTCATCAAACATAAGGTAGGTTCCATCAATAAAGACAATATCTGGGTTCTTTCCTTGAATCTTGCTGGCAACGGCACTTACGGTTAAACCGCTAGAGGAGTCTGTAAACCAGAAGTCATCATTCATATCTTGAATGCTAGTAACAATACGCTCATAACGCTGCTCTTCTTCAGCGGTAAGGGTTCCTGTCATAAGTCGTTTGTGAGAGATGCGAGCACGCATAGCGTAGTAACGAGTCTTCTGCTCGTTGTTGCTCATCTCAAATGACATGAACATAGGCTTGTGACCATTAAGGTGACAGTTAATAGCTATCTGCAAAGCAAGCGTTGACTTACCTGTCTTAGGGGGTGCAACAATAACTACTAGCTGACCTGGTTGTAGGCCTGAGGTAGAAGCATCCATAGTTGGAAAGCCGGTAGGTAGACCTAGTAACCCTGGACTGTTCTTACGGTTTATGTACTCTTCCATAGCAGACTTAGCAGCCTTTCTAATTTCAAGGTCGTTAGTAGAACCAAGACCAGACTGCTCTAGTAGAGCAAAGCCTTGTTGTAATTTAATAAGCGCGTCTTCATGCGCATTAAGCTTCTTAGATTCAAGTGACTGACTAGCATCAATCATCGTATTAATAATTAAAGCCTTACGACGACCTTCTACTAACTTATCAATGAAGTAATCAATGTGGTCTTCAACTACTGGGGGAGTGTAGTTTCTAAAGTTAGACTGGATGATCTCTAAGCTAGGGCACTCTTGGTATTCAGTGTAGTGATGCTGTAAGAACCTATAAAGATTCTTTTCTTCAGTGTCAGCAAACCACTCTTCAGTAATTCCGCGCTCAAGGGCGTAACCAATACTCTTTTCAGTAATGATCTTGCTTATTAGATAAGCTTCATTGTTCATAGATAGTTAAAGTCCATTCCCCAGTGACCGTACCGTAGCAGATTTTTTGGTTGATCTATAACGCCAAGAACTTCAGGTCTGTATGGCAAGTCTTGCATCACAGCCTCTATAGAGTCATAGGCTCTTGAGTAGCGAAATGGGTTAGTACCCATCGCATCTAAAGTAAGCATCAACTCTTCAAGGTCCTCTGAGTTAATCTCATATGAAATCAGCTCAAGGGTGACCCCTTTGCGCGTGGTGTACAAATAAAACTTACTAAGGATGTCTTTACGTAGCTTTAGCTCTCTATGTACCTTAGGTATTATTTTAAACCGTTTTGTAATACTAGATTCCACAATTGAAAACGCGTCTGTTGTAACGAGTATTCTCTTGGGGAGCTCATTACTGATGTCCCCGTTCTTCATTTAGTAGACCTCAATCCTTCCGTACTTGATAACAAACTCTCTAAAGTCTTTGCTTGACTTCTTGGCTTTAGCGGCGTCCTCTTCGGTGGCGCGGCTTGAGATCTCTAATGGGTAAGTTCCGTTGTTGCTATCAATGCGAGACTTAACAAAGCGTGAGTGCTTGCAAGTACTGCGGCCTCTAAAACCGGGGCAGGTACAGAACAGGTTACCTTGCTCATCTCCAGATACTTCATAGATACCTGGCCCAGGCGTTTGAGTCTGACTCAAAAACACCTGAATAAGCTTGGTGGTCATTGCTCTACTCACTTTCTTAGATCCGATGTTTCAATAGGTAAGTACAGGAACGACTCGTGAGCAAAACTCTCGGTAGCATCACCGTATACGTAACCCCAATTGTCTAACGAAATGTTTGTAGTAACAATAGTAGGCAATCCATTGTTAAAGCGTGTGCGCAACACATGATGCAACATACTTTTCTGCCAACCAGATAAAGAAGCGTGCTCTTTACCAAGGTCATCAATAATCAGTACACGTATATTGTAAGAGTCATTTGGGCAGTCACCCAATATACCTTGATATAAAATCTGAGTTTCATCGTCAGCTTCATCCATTAACTCACCTTTAAGGTTGAGTATGTCGTTAAAAGTAATGAAGTAACAAGGACGAATAAGTACACGACCCTCTTTAACATCAAAAGCTTCAATAGGAAAACGAGTCATTATCTCTTGGATAATAGAGAGCGCTAGTGTGGTCTTACCGTGGCCAGGCTCTCCCCAAAGAAGTAATCCTTTACCGCACCTAGAGTTACCAGCAGAACGAATAATGTCTCCGCGCTCTAAAGCATCCATCCAAACATCAATCTTCTTACGGTCATCTGCATGTATGACAGTGCAATCATCTAGTAACCAACCAAGACGATTTGGATTTATATTTGCGGCTTTAACCCAGGCTTTACGTCGTATCTTTAAGTCGTCAAGTTTGAACACTAAAACCTCTCCAACTGTTGCTTAGATACATCTTTAGCTTTGGTTACTTCTTCTGGGGCGCTTGTACTTTGCTGAGCCGCTATTTGCAGGCTACCAAAGTTCTTGAGGAACAACCGCCAGACCATATCAGAGTCCTTAACCTTCTTCTCATGATCTAGCCGACCAAAGAAGATGTCCATCATCTTGACCTCAACATCGCCTGTAGTGCCATAGCTCTTTCGCGCTTTTGCGTATGCCGTTTTAAATACCGCTCGAGAACCCTCCCACGGAGTTATGTCCCACCTGACCATGCGGTTGGCAAACTCAAAGACTGCGTTGTCTATGGACCAATGGTTTGGATCGCGATTGATATTGGCGGCCATAGCCTTTTCAGCCTTAGCGTTGCGAGCCTCGCGGTACTCGCGGTCACGGCGTTCTTTATCTCGGCGCTTGAGCTCGGCCATCTCCTCGGGGTCTTGCTCTATTTGACCTAATGAGTTCCATTCATCATTCATCGCTTCTTCTCCCCGTTTGGCTTCGCCAAACCCTATTTTTTTACTTATAAATGTATTAGTATTTAGTACTAAATTGCTATACAGCTGTGACTGCTGTATCAGAAGTGCCGATTTGGGACTCCCATCGGTTAGCCGCGAAACGGTAATGTACTTGCCGTTGATAACCTCCCGAGTGGTTTTAATGTAGCCAGCCTCTCGGAGCTCCTTTAGGACAGCCAGCATGGTTTTGCGACCCTCTGAAAAAATCCGAGCAAGGTTCTCAGCGCTGATATTAGCCTCTGATTCTTGTAGATACATGTAGACCCCTAGGGCACGGGCTGAAATCACTTCCTAGACCCCTTCTTGGGCGTTTCTGTGGCCTTCAGGAGTTCGGCTGCCACCTCTCTGGCGATCATTTTAGCTAAAGCTTGGACACCTAGATAAAAGTCCTCAGCCAGCTCCTCATCCTCTAGGTCTTCGTCGTCAAAGTCCTCAAGGTCCTCTTCGACGTCCTCCTCTGGCTTAAAGAACTCTTCCAGCTCAGGAATAGACGGGTTCAATATAACCTCAGACGCGCCTGGGTTGAACTTAATTGGCATCAAGCCCTCGGTCAGATCAAAAGAGGGCACCTTATGCTTGTCAAAAATGCTTAAGAGGTTATTGGTGCCTTGATCCTCATCGTCTACCAATATAAAGGCTATGACGTTGGTGCCCTTTAATTTAGTGCACGCAGTATCAAACGGAGTGTCGGAGTGGCTTACCGATGAAGAGGGTATGCCCTCGTAGTTAGCGTCTTCTCTGCAAAAGAGCAGTATGTCTTTGCTCTTGTCTTTAGCAAGTTGCGCAGCAAAGATCTGTCCTTGACTTGGGCGCTTCTCATACGGGAATACAAAGGTAACTTCTTGTCCGTGCCCGTATACATAGTCTTCAATTAGTGCTTCTACATTTGCGCGGCTGGTCTGTCCATCACCGGCAACTATTACGTAGTATTTGTCCATAGGACCCCCTGACTTAGGGGGCCTACGCTAGCACATCAGGTTTGCGGTTGAGCAATATAAACTGCGGCAGTGCTTCCCATAGGAAGCTGCGCGTTTAAGACAGCACCAAATAGACGGGTTTGCACAGCAAATCTGTTCTTGTAGTAGTGACTACGGGCAGCATTTGCGTTACCCTGTCCGCCCTCCCAGAATAGGTCATATACAGTTCCTGAACCGTTGGAGCCGTCAAAGTACTCTAGTACTTGTCCAGTGTTCTCAAATAAAGCTGCGTCAACTATAACTACGTCTCCTGTTGCAGCCGTAGTCCAATCTATCTCAACTGTTGCGTATGCAGTTGTAGCTGGCGCAGTTGCTGTTACATATGGTCGAGTCCAGACGCCAGCGTTTAAATTAAATGAGGTGCCTGAAGAGGTACTTATTAAAGTGTTAGTGCTGTCGTACCACGAGATCTTTGGCGTAAACGTCTCAGAAGTTGTTGCAGGTTGCACATAGATGCTGAATGTATAAGAGGTGTTTGGGTAATAGATACCCATCAACTGAGATGTTGTAGATCCATCCCAAGATGAAAGCACGGCTGTGCCAGTTGCAGTGGCAGTTAGTTGTAGTCCATTACCTACTCTATAAACTGTTCCGCTTGTTACTGTAGAGTTAGATGCAGTTACCGAGTAAGTAAACGTATTAAGGCCTACTCCGGTAATTGTTCTAGAGCCGTTATAGTTACTAGCACCAGTGCCAGTTACTCCAGAGATAACTACCACCTGACCTACTTGATAACTGTGTGGGTTATTTAAAGTTACTGTTGCTACATTAGATACGATGCTGGCAGTAGTAACTGAGAACGTTTCTACACCTGGCTCAGCAAACTGTGAAACTGCTGTAGTAGAAGCGCCAGTTACATTCCAAGGAGTTATTGGTGAGGCAAAATGAGGGTTGATTAACTCATTAATGCGATTAGCTCTGAGGGTTAAGTGGAGTTGACGAGCCTCATCAAAGCTAGTTGCGCTAGAGGCTGCTTCAAACTGGGCTGCATCAAAGTAATGGTGCTCATTAGTTGCAGTGCCGCCTACTGAGGCAATAGATACCCCTGGGCATGCGTAGTACGCCCCAGTAGGCGCACTTGCTGATACATAAGGACGAACAGAACCGGAGAACTGTGCTGTGTTATCTGATACAGCTGATCCAGTTGATGTGCTGATATAAACACCAAAACGATTAAACCATTTGATTGCTGCGGTTACATTTCTAGCAGTTGCTCCTGCGCCTTTTGCGGCATAAATACTAAACGTATAACTAGTGGCTGCTGTAACAGGGATACCCTTATTAATAGGGTCATCATCACCACAGTAAGAGGTAACAGTTTGTGTACTAGAGGACGTGTTATAGAGTGCCAATATTGCATTAGCTTTATTTGGAAATAGAGTTGGTGCAGTCGGTTCAACCCAAGGAGCTGGGTACGGAGCAACTGTTCCATAGGCTTGAGTTGATGCGTTATAGCCCGTTACGGTTGTAAAGTCAGGAGAGCTTGTAGAGAAGCTAATGCTGTTAGATTGATCTACTGCGGTCAATACCACTGGGGTTGTAGAGTTAAATAGTGGGTATGGTAAGCCTTGAATTACAACTGAGTTTCCTACGTCGTAGTTATTAGCGCCAATAACTAAGGTAGCTGTTCCAGAGCTAACAGAGATAGTTTGGATGTTATAAATAGCAAGTCTATCTAGATCAGCGCTGCCATCTAGTGATTGCCAGTGACCAACACTTTCTACAAATGAAGAGTCGTTGTAGTCAAGCATCATATTGTGGCCAACCACAATTCCATTAGTGCTTGGGTTAGGTGTGCCAGAGATAGGTACAGGAACTCCCCACCCAGTAAAGTCTTTAATAAATCCTACTAGACCTTCTTTGGAGCCCTTTTGTTTAGTAAGAGTCACTCCATCACGAAGTAGCTTACGGTTTTGTTGAAGTCCTAAAGCCGGTTCGTAGGTAAGGCCAAACTGATTCATTAGTGAGGGCACAAGGGTACCATTAACTGTTGATGGGTTATAGCGGCTGGTTAGTAAAGACGTCATATTTTGTGTGTAGTCTAGCTCAAAACCAAAGTTACTTAAGAAAGAATACAGATCTGGGTTATCCCAAGTGTCTGTTGTTGCTTGATAAGGTTGTGTAATCTTGTAGATAGATGGTAAGTAGTCATACATCTTATCTGTGTTGCCATAGTCTTTAACAGATAGCGCAAAAGCATTACCCGCATTAACCCATGAGTATTGAATAAGGCTATAAACAAAGATGGTGTAGTAGTAATAATTACCTTCAACTAAGCCAGAAGAGTCAATGTAAAACACCGGGTCATTGCCGTTATACACAGTAAGAACGTTAGTTCCGTCCCACGGATTTACTGGATAGCCGTAATTGTTTCTTACAATTGCAAGCTTAGACCAGTTTCCAGTTGGGTCGGTCCAGTTAAGTAAAATGCGCCCATGACCAGCAGGTTTTGCCGTAAAAGGGGTGGCATCAAACTTAATTGGGTTATCTGTACCATAGTAGTCAAGACCATAGTAACTAATACCGTAGCGTGACATTAGTTCAGGATTCCTCCAGTGGCGTTAATAATAACGCTGCCTACACCCGTAGCTGAAGGGCTGGCGGTAGTTCCAAGTTCATACAGCGTTGGTATCTCATTAGTTCCGCAAACAATGTCTTTAACTACAAGCGCGGTTACTGAACCTGTTGCTGAGGTTGAAGAGACGTTGTTAGCTACCAATGTGTAAGAGAAGGTATTAGACGTAGTTGCAGTAACCACAAATGTGCCGTTAAAAGTAGAGTCAACGCTAGTCACAGATACAGTCTGACCCACGGATAAATTATGGGTTACAGATGTAGTAAGAGTGGCCACGTTGCTAGTTAAGGCTTTATTTGTAATAGTAAAAGTTTGATCTTGGTCTGCTCTAACCAACTTTTGTATCTGCTGATACGCCACGCCATCTACAGATGAGATGGTTTGGTAAACATCTGACACCGCAATAGTGTCATTAAAGATGACGTTATCAATATAAAAGAGGTTATTGATTGCAGAAGTTACGTTGCTTACAACTGATGACTGCTTATATTGAGGCGCCACTGTAATGTTTACTACTAAGTAAGCCCCAACATACTTTGGTGGTTGGAACGTAATAGTGGTGTTAGCAGGGGCTTTGTCTATTAATGAAGACAATACATTTGTGGTTAGATTGTTAAAGACAGATGTTGGCGTTACGTTGTCTGCTGCAACCCCTGGATCACCTGCAGGAGCAAGGTACAAAGTAACTGATGTATAGACATCAGCTGTAGCAATTGCTTTGGCTACTCCAGAAACCTGAACAGCGATATAAGAGTAGTCACTTAAAGAAACCGCTCTGTTAATTGCTCTAATGCTTTTAGGGGCGTTGATTCTAATTGAGTCTGTGCTTTCAGCATCTGCTCCGCCAGTAGCGGCTCCATCTCCAGAAACAGAGATGTCTTGGTTAGATACCGTAAGACCTGCGGGTATACTTCCAGAAGGAACATTGATAACGTACTTAATTGTATTAGAAGCTACGTTGCCAATAACACCTCCGCCAACTCGATAGGTGGCGTAGATCTGTGCTCCGTTAGGTGGCACTCTTCCGCTAACGCTGTCTCCAAAGGTAACGTAGGTAATGCCATCAGCGTCAGTATTTGTTGAAAATACCGGGTCATAACCATTAGAGTCAATTAAGTACTGCACTGACTGATAGGCGACGCCGTTGATAGTGACATTTACTGTGCCATTAATAACGCTGGTATTAGATAGAGCATATGTTTGACTAGGTGTTCCATC